CGATTCTGGCAAGAAGCTGATGATCCCTGGATGTTCTTAGCGTTCTGCTTTGAGTGGTCTAAGTTCATGGAAGAGGGTTTTGGGTACGTGTCATCTCTTCCTGTGTCCTTAGATGGTTCTAACAATGGATTACAGCATTTCTCAGCTATGCTCAGAGATCCTGTGGGAGCAAAGGCAACCAACTTAGGGTGTGAGGATGTACCTCAAGACATATATCAAGAGGTTGCCGATGTTGCCCTCAAGTCAGTTCAGGAATCCGATGAGCTTATGGCCCAGCAATGGCTGGAATCGGGTTTGATAGACCGTAAGTTATGTAAAAGACCAGTGATGGTGGTTCCCTACGGTGGAGGGTTGTTCTCTTGTAAGAGATATATAGAAGAACGAATGAGAGATGCCTTCATGGAAGGGAAGCCCAATCCTTGGAAGGGCATGGACATATACATCCCTGCACAATGGATGTCTAAGCATGTCTGGAAAGCAATCGGGGAAGTTGTAATTGCAGCTAGAGAAGCTATGGATTGGATAAGAGAGGTAGTGGGAAGGGTATCTAAAGAAGGATATCCGATGATCTGGACCACTCCAAGTGGGTTTATTGTCTTTCAGCAATACCCATCCATTAAATCCAGACAAATTGAAACATTTATCGATGGAACTTTGGTGAAACCAGCGTATCAAATAGATGACTATTCAAAGATTGACCTTAGAAGATCCAAAAATGGGTCTTCACCAAATCTCGTTCACTCATTGGATGCTGCAGCTTTGTCCAAAACCATCCACAAATGCATTAAGTCAGAAAGGATACGAGACTTCTGCATGGTACACGATAGCTATGGAACCCAGGCACACCACGTTCCTGCTTTGGCTAGATCACTCAGGGAAGAGTTCGTTGCCATGTACGAAAACCACGATGTTCTTAAGGAATTTCAAGGGTTTGCAAAGGAAGTCGTGGAGGATATTCCAGACCCTCCAGAGAGAAAAGACTTCGATATCCGTAATGTGCTGAAATCAAAGTATTTTTTCTCCTAATACATGCACATGTGTAATTAACCCCTATTCATAGCTCTTTTCTGGAAAAGCTAAAGCTACACAAAGAAATGATCGAACAAGCATTGAAGATTTTGAGGTCAGACAGACCTCTTCCAGTGGACCTTTATGCACTCCTTCTTGAGGAAGGTATAGATGTCCAATATTTGATTAACCTCCAATCGCTAGAGGATTCAAATGACACAAACGAAACTTGTCTCTCCCATTGGGAAAGCTGATTGGCCCCACATCCATACCCCAGATACCAGATTTAATGCTGATGGGGATTGGAAGATCGGGTTAAGACTTCCAGCATCATCTAAGGAAGCCAAGGAACTCATGGCACTCCTTGATTCTAAAGTAGATGAAGCAGTTGAGAAGTTTGATGCTAAAAAACGTGCAGATCCTCCTTATAAAGAGGATGGAGATGAGATCCTGTTCAGGTTCAAGTTAAAGACAGTGATCCGTTCTCGTTCTGGTCAAGAGTGGAAGACCAGCGTTAATGTTGTGGATTCTAAGCTCCAGCCTATTCCTAAGTCTGTTCTTATCGGGAACGGAAGTAAGGTGAGAGTGAGTTATAACACTCGCTTATATAGTGCTCCTATGGGTGCAGGAGTGTCCACTGATTTGTCAGGAGTTCAGGTACTTGAACTTGTTGAATACAATCCTGACAAGTCTGGGTTTGATGCCACTGATGGGTTCTCTGCGGATACGATACAAGTTGATGAGAAGGAGAACTACACGCAAACCGAAACGGCACAAGAAGAGTCAGGAGACTTCTAAATATAGAAGTAAATTTGAATTGAGGGTAGCTGAGTCTCTTACCAATAAAAAAGTTAAGTTTGGTTATGAGTCTCAGTTGGTCCCTTACATAGTAGAGAAAAACTACAAACCAGATTTTGTCCTTCCTAATGGCATCCTCGTGGAAGCCAAAGGGTACTTCAGATCTACGGACCAACGTAAGCATCGTCTTCTCAAAGAACAACATCCTGAACTAGACATAAGGATGCTCTTTATGAAGCTCGATTCTAGGGTTCAAGGTAGCAAGATGACATGCCGTGAATGGTGCGAGAAATACGGCATTAAGTATGCTGAAACTGAAGTCCCAAGGGAATGGATAAATGAGCAGAAAAAAGACTGATTACATAGTGGTTCATTGCTCTGCCACTCTTCCAAAAAAAAGAGTAACAAAAGAGTTTCTTGAAAAGAAACATAGACAAAAAGGGTTCCTCACAATTGGGTATCATTACGTTATTGAAGTCGATGGACAGATAGTTAATGGAAGATCACTTGATGAAGTAGGAATGCACCTTAAAGGGTTCAACGAGAGAACTATAGGGATATGTCTTGTCGGTGGAGTAAGTAAAGAAAACCCAAATATTTTTGTGAAAAATTTCACTAAGAAACAAATGATAAGTCTTTCATCGTTACTCCAAGAATTAAGACAGAAATTTCCTACGGCAACAATCGTTGGTCACAGTGACTTGGATGACACAACTACTTGTCCAGGTTTTAATGCATATCAATGGTTTAAAAACTATGAAACTAAGAAATAGAACAGATGATTGGTGGAACAACGATAACTCTTTCACCTTCAAGCATGAAGGACTAGATAACTTATCAGTCCAAATGGAAATGCGTTCAGAATATCTTGGCGATGTTCTGAGACAATTCAGTTCATTCCTAAATGCCTGTGGTTTTTCTTATGTCAGTAAGATAGCTGCGGTATATGACGATGGTTCTGGCTTAGATAGTGAGGGTCATGGGTTCTTTGAAGATGAAAACTTCTACGAAGATGAAATGGAGGATGTAGAAGATGATGATGAAGGAGATTACGAGCAACAGTGAGTTTATAGGACATGAGCCGTGTCCATCTTGTGGGTCTAAGGATAACTTAGCACGTTACGATGACGGTCACGGTTTCTGTTTCGGGTGTAGTTACTACGAGTCTAATGATAACCAAGAAGTAGTAAGTAAAGGAGTGTCTATGGATTTTGTAAAGGGTGAGTACATTCCTCTTACCAAGAGAGGGATCAACCAAGAGACCGCAGAGAAATGGGGGTATCAAGTCGGTACTCACATGGGTAAGAACGTACAGATTGCAAACTACAGAGATACTACTGGAAACATAGTAGCCCAGAAACTCAGATTTCCTTCAAAGGATTTTCTTTTCATTGGGGATACCAAAGAAGCTGGTCTTTACGGTCAGCATCTATGGAGAGATGGAGGGAAAATGATAGTAATAACTGAGGGGGAATTGGATGCCCTCTCCGTATCACAGGTTCAGGGAAACAAATGGCCCGTGGTGTCACTACCTAACGGGGCTGCAGGAGCAAAGAAAGCTTTAGCCAAACAACTAGAATGGCTAGAGAAGTTCGAGTCCGTTGTCCTTATGTTTGACAGTGATGAAGCTGGAACTACTGCACTAGAAGACTGCGTTTCCCTGTTCCAACCAGGCAAGGCCAAGGTCTGTAAGCTACCTCTTAAGGATGCCAATGATATGCTCATGGCAGACCGTAGTAAAGAGATCGTGGACTCTATCTGGGGAGCAAAGGTTTACCGTCCTGATGGCATTGTAGATGGTAGAGATTTATGGGACTTGATATCCACTGAGGATACTAGCGAGTCCTGTGACTACCCTTACCAAGGTCTTAATGATAAGACACTTGGAATTCGTAAGGGAGAGATTGTTACTATTACAGCAGGGTCAGGGATAGGGAAGTCCCAACTGTGCCGTGAAGTAGCCTACCATCTCATGCTTCAGGACAAAACCGTAGGGTACATTGCTCTAGAGGAGAACAACAAGCGTAGTGCCTTGGGGTTCATGGGATTGTACCTTAACAAGCCTATTCATTTACAGCATTACAAACCAACCAAAGAAGAACTTGAAGAAGGTTTTAAGCATACCCTTGGGACAGGAAAACTATACTTTTATGATCATTGGGGAAGCACTGAAATAGATAACCTTCTATCTCGTATCCGATACATGGTACGAGGGTTAAATTGTGAGTACATAATCCTAGATCATATAAGCATTGTCATCTCAGGAATCGAGGGTGGTGATGAACGAAGGATGATTGACTACGCAATGACCAGACTTAGATCACTTGTTGAAGAAGTCCAGTGTGGGTTAGTACTTGTGTCTCATTTACGCAGACCAAGTGGTGACAAAGGACACGAGGAAGGAACCAAAACAAGTCTCAGTCAACTCAGGGGTAGTCATTCCTTGGGTCAGCTAAGTGACATCGTTATTGGTTGCGAAAGAAACCAGCAAGGTGATGAGCCAGACAAGACTTCCGTTAGAATCCTGAAGAATCGATGGACAGGAGAGACAGGGATAGCATCTCATCTCTTTTACTCCAAGGAGACAGGAAGGATGAGTGAAGTAGAGTTTGATCCGGTGGAAGAAACTACAAATCAAGACTTCTAACATTCACCTCTCCCAATAAGGGAGCAGTGAAACTTATGTTACTCCAGCGAGAGAACGTATGAAAAAGTATGTGATGGATCTAGAAACAGATGGGTTACTTGATGAGGTAACCAAAGTACATCTGATGGTATGTAAAGATATTGATAGCGGTCAACTCTTCATAGCTAGAGGTGATGCAGAGATCAAATATTTACTGAAAAAAATTAAGCCTGATTATCTCATTGGGCATAACATACTAGGGTACGATCTTGAAGTCCTTCGTAAGATTTACGATTGGACCATACCAATAGAAAGAGTTACGGATACATTGATCTTATCCAGGTTAATGTTCCCTGACCTTAGGGATCGTGACCACAAGAAAAGAAAACTAGATGCAAAACTACATGGTTCTCATTCACTTAAAGCATGGGGTGAGCGATTAGATTTTAACAAGGGAGATTACGGTGAACAAGAGGGAGCATGGGATCAGTACACCGATGAGATGAAGGAGTACTGCATCAGAGATGTAGACCTCACTGAAAAACTTTGGGAATCCATAGAGACCAAGGGTCAAGAGAGTGCCATAGAACTAGAGCACAAGGTAGCATCCATTTGCTATGACCAAGAACGATATGGATTCCCCTTTAATACCGCTAAAGCATCTGAGCTTTACGGTACTCTGGTGGACCGCAGGGAAGCCCTCCATTCTGAACTGCGGTCTGCCTTTGGTTCATGGGTTATAGATGAAGGGGTACGTAAGAAGGGTCTGTACCATAAGATATCTATCATCCAGTTCAATCCTAGTTCTCGTCAGCACATAGCCAAGAGACTTAAGGAATTAAGAGGATGGATTCCTAATGACTTTACGGCTACTGGTGATCCAAAGGTTGATGAGACAATCCTATCTAGCCTTAGTTATCCTGAAGCAAAACTGATGAGTGAGTATCTCATGATCCAGAAAAGGATAGGTCAGTTAGCAGAGGGAGCACAGGCATGGTTGAAACTTGAAAAGAAAGGAAGACTACATGGCAGGGTCAACACAATGGGGTCGATTACAAGTCGCTGCTCTCATTCGCACCCGAACACGGCTCAAGTTCCTAGCATTAAAGCACCCTATGGGAAGCAATGCAGAGAACTTTTTCAGGCATCTAAGGGATTTTCCCTTTTGGGATGTGATGTTTCTTCTCTTGAGTTGCGGTGTCTGGCTCACTACATGGCTTATTATGACGGTGGTGCATACGGTAAAGTGCTTCTTGAGGGAGATATACATACGACCAATCAGATGGCTGCAGGACTTCCATCGAGGGATGCAAGTAAGACTTTCATCTATGCACTATTATATGGTGCCGGGGATCAGAAAATTGGCTCGATACTTGGGAAGGGTCCATCAGTAGGTAAGCAGATTAAGAAAGAGTTCCTCCGAAAGACTCCTGCACTTAAGGCACTCAGGGATGCAGTGCAAACTAAAGCAAAACAAGGATATATAAGAGGACTAGATGGAAGAATCATTCCCATTAGGAGTACCCACGCTGCACTTAACACTCTCTTCCAAAGTGCAGGAGCCATTCTTTGTAAGAGATGGGTGGTGGAACTCCATAAGTTGCTCAAGGACAAAGGTTATATTTATGCCCAAGACTATGCACAAGTGGCTTTTGTGCATGACGAGGTACAACTATTAGTCAAGGATGATTATGTCAGAGATATCGGAGGACTCGCAGTACAAGCAATTGGAGTTGCCGGGGATGCCTACAAGTTCCGAATCCCTCTCACAGGAGAGTGGACCAGTGGAAGTAATTGGGCTGAAACACACTAATTCTGTTCATTACGTAGGACAAGCAGGGGAACACTTAGCGTGTTACTTATTTCACATGTGGCAATACAACATACTACAACCTCTCAATCCTAAGAGTGCGTATGACTTTGTTGTTGAAAGAGATGGAACCTTTAAGAAGGTACAAGTAAAGACCACAAGTAAAAACGCTAAAGGTATACCGTTACAAAGAAACTTTCCTACAAAGTATACAGAAACTAAACCTTATGAAGAAGGAGATTTTGATTACTTATGCTTCTGCAACTTTCCATCTGTACACGTAATCCCATTCAGTAAATTAAACAAAACTACGTTTGTTACTTTCAGTCACTATCCTGAATACGAGTACAACTTAAACGATAGAGAAACCTATAACTTAAGACCCATCTAAAGAGGAACTATGGCTACACTACTTATTGATGCAGACATAATGGTTTACAAGATTACTTCTTCAGTTGAAGAACCTGTTAATTGGGACAGTGATTTATGGACATTACATTGTGACTTTGCACAAGTCAAAAAGATTATTTGTGACACAGTTGATGCACTTGTGGATAAGACTAAAGTAGATGAAGCTCAGTTATGTTTCTCTGACAAAAAGAACTTTAGAAAAGATATTAACATTGCGTACAAACTAAGTAGAAAGAAGACAAGAAAACCTATGTGTTTTGTCCCTGCTTTGGAGTACTGCAAAGAAGAGTTTAATTGTATCCAGTATCCTATGTTAGAAGCAGATGATGTAATGGGATTACTGGCAAGTAAAGATGACAAGTACATTATCTATAGTGAAGACAAAGATATGTACACAATTCCTGGTTTACATTGGGACATAAGTAAAGAAGTAGTTTGGGAACAATCAAAGGAACAAGCTGATTACCATTTCTATACCCAAACTTTAACTGGTGATGCAACCGATGGGTATCCTGGGTGTCCTGGGATCGGCCCAAAGAAAGCTGAAAAGATACTAGAGAGTCTTTCCTCAAATGAGATGTGGGATGCAGTGGTAGAAACCTACAAGACAAGACAACTTGGGGAACACTATGCACTGTTACAAGCACGTATGGCACGTATCCTCAGGGATGGTGAGTACGTAGATAATCAACCTATTCTTTGGAGTCCCTATGCAAATTAAAGTTAAAGATGAGTTTAATAATCCTGAACATTACACCAATGGATTTAACATAGAACCTATCGATTACATTATACAAAATGAAATGGATTTCCTAGAAGGAAACATAATTAAATACGTATCAAGATACCCACATAAAGGTGGTGTACATGATCTTAAAAAAGCACAAGTTTATCTTAACTGGTTAATAGAAAGGGAACAAGCGAATGTATGAACTACCTACGGATTACCAAAAGTATATACACCTCTCACGTTACTCTCGTTGGAACTATGAAAATGAAGCAAGAGAAACGTGGGAACAAACTGTAGGTAGGTACTTTGAATTTTTTCAAAAACACTTAGAAAAAAAATGTGGTTACATCGTTACATCAGATGAATATTCTGAGCTATGTCAATCAGTATTAATGTTAGATGTAATGCCATCGATGAGATGTTTAATGACCGCAGGACCAGCTTTGGAGAAAGAGAATGTTGCTGGATATAACTGTTCATATATACCAATTGATACTGCTAGGTCTTTTGATGAGTTGCTGTACGTACTTATGAACGGAACAGGAGTAGGTTATTCCGTAGAAGAAAAGTACACCTCACAATTACCTATGGTTCCTAATGAACTACACCCTACTGACACGTGCATCATGGTACGTGATAGTAAACTTGGGTGGGCAAAGGCATTCAGGGAACTGATGAGCCTACTCTACGCTGGCCTTATCCCAACTTGGGACTTATCAAAAGTAAGACCAGCAGGATCGGTACTAAAAACATTTGGAGGTAGGGCAAGTGGTCCTGTTCCTCTGAATAAACTATTCCTATTTACTTGTAAGCTATTTGAAAATGCAAAAGGAAGAAGACTTAGACCAATTGAATGTCACGACATTGTTACAAAAACAGCAGAAGTCGTGGTGGTTGGTGGTGTTCGTAGG